TGCACTCGGCGCACGTGGGCTTGCCCTCGCCGAAGTGCCTGTCGATTGCCGCGTCGGTGCATCCGTCCGGGAGGTTGTAGCCCGGCTCACAGCTTGCCCCCAAGGCGAATCACCTCCTCGCGGTACATCTCGTACTGTTCGATGAACCTGCGCGGGTTCTCCGCGATGACGTCGAGAACCTCAGCGAGCGTCATCTTGCCCAGGGGGCGCCCGCCGTCCGTGAGCTCGCTGTCCGGCACGTCGATGATGTGGCGCTCAATGATCTCGAATCTCATTTTGTCTCCTGACTTGCAAGTGCTTTGGGCTTCACGATGTCCCGCGGGTCTTCGCCCATCGCATTCGCCAGATTGAGCAGCAGGTTCATCTTCACTTCCCTGCCGCCGCGGATGGCGTGGCTCAGGCTGCTGAGGTTCACCCCGGCGGCGCGCGCCAGCTGCTTCAGCGGGACGTGGTTGTCGATGCGCCAGTGCGCGATCTTCTCGGCGTCCAGAACGTACTCGGTCGCCATCGCGTCACGCCCTCTCGAATCGGTTTTGGTCGAGCCACCAGCTCGGGCACTGCTCGAGGCCCATCCACACGCGGTAGCGCATCCAGTCCCTCTGGCGGTCGGCGTGGGCGCACCCGTTGGGGCGTCCGTAAAGGCATGTCGTGCAGTCTTCGGGCACGTCCCTCTTCTCGACGACGATCATCGCTTTACCACCCTCCTCCCGCACTGCGGGCAGAAGTTCCAGACGCCGCTCACGTGGTAATGCTCCTCGTCCTCGACCCTGCATCCGCAGACCGAGCACTCGAAGCCGTTGTCGCAGGCTCCCATTTCGTTCTCGTCGTAGACGTTCTCGCACTCGCCGCGGTCGATGAGGTCGGCAAGGACATCGAATCCGCACTCGCCGTCCGGCAGACACTCGTCGATAGCCGTGAGATACATGCTCTGGTAGAGAATCAGGTCCTGCGGGAACCAGCTGCGTTTGCCGAAGAATTCCTTCTTTTTCTCGCGTAACTTCTTCGCCGTCTCGCGGCGCACATCATCGGTAATCATTTCGCCCTCATGTTCCATGCTTCAATGGCCCGCTCTTTCGTTGTGTATGCCGGAAACGGCACAGCTTGTAAATGGCAACGCTCCTTGCCGCAGCATTTAACCGAATAGCCTGACCAAACCTTATAAAGTTCGCCGCAGCCGCCACAGAACGGGCATGGCTTCAGCTTCAGCTCGCTCATTCGCCCTCCTTGGATATGGCCAGCGCCACGTATTTCTGGGCGAGGCCCTCGAAGTCGTCGAGGATGTAGTCGATTCGGTAGGTCTCCCCGCTGAGCGGGTGCCTTGCAGCCGCCCCGACGGCGTAGCCTTCGTTCGTGACGACGTCGAATACGATCTTGTCGCCGACCTCGTAGCCCCGGTCGTTCCTGCGAATCTCGAACGTCTTGGCCCCGCTCATGATTGCGTCGGCGTATTTTGCGAAGACCTTGAGTCGATGTGTCGTCATTCGCCCTCACCCCTTAGTAATCGTCCGCAGAACGGGCAGTAATTGATAGGAGCGCTCCATGCGCCCGGAGGGTCTACGGCGATGACGTGCTCGCCGTCGCGCGTCTTTTGAATCCACATCTCGACTTCCTCTTCTTCATCGCCAAAGTTGAGGTGCCGCTTTTCGCAGTAAGGGCAGTCGCTAGGCATCGCTCTCACCCCTCAGCTTGCGGATGCGCTCCTTGATGGCCTCGAGTGCAAACGAATCGCAATTGCATTGACTGTCCCTTGGCAGGACGCACGTGGAACATTCTTCTGACGGGCTGTACGCGCAAAGGCTGTCTGCCTTAATACATCTATCTAAGTCCTCTTCCAGCTTCTCCCAGCTGTCGGGCGGGGTTAGGTACAGGCTTGTCGTGTAGCGGATTGTGCCGTCTAGCATCTTCACATCCCAAATGCGCCTTGAAATGGTCTGACGCACCGTATAGACATAGCAGGCGATTTCGTAAGCATCGCCGTCACTGTTGTATAGGACCTTGGTATCGAGTGGGATCTCTCGACCTTCCGCGTCTTTTGGTAGCTCGATATTCATCATTCAAACTCCTCGTAGTCGCGGCACTCGCCGCACTCGTCCTCGCAGTACAGCAGGTTCTCCATGAGCCACGCCACGGCCCACTTCGCCAGGCGCCAGAACCCTTCCTTGCGCTCCGGCGCCTCGGCGTCGAAGGCGCGCTCGAACTTAAGGTGGCAGTAGCCGTAGTCGACGTGGATGTCGCTGCCGCAGAAATGCCTGCAGTTCCCGCACATCCTAGGCTCGCAGGCCCCGCCGAAGTGGCGCTCGATGGCGGCGTCGGTCACCCCCATCGGGTAGCCGCCGACCCTCGAGTCACTCATCGCACTCCACCGCCCCCGTGCTCTCGTCGAGCAGGTCGATGGCATCCCCGACGGTCGCCTCGATGCTCGTCAGCTGGCGGCGCAGGTTCTGCACGAGGTTCGCGCCGGCGACCTCCGCCCTTCCCGCCTCGTAGGCGCGCTCGATCATGTCGGTCACCGCGGTCTGCATCGCCGTGTCGTTGTAGCCGCGTCTGACGCGGTACTTCCCCAGATAGGCGTGCGCCCTGTCCTGCGGCCTGCACTCGCGGTCGAAATGGAACACCTCGACCGCGTCGGCCTTGATCTGCTCCAAAGTCTCCATCACAGACGTCCCCTCCCTCGGTTCCTCTCGTTGCAGCGCCCGATGGCCGCGTCCACGTCCTCCTGCGTGAACCCCTCGGCATCGAGCAGGTTGACGACCGCCTGGACCGTGTCCATGCACTCGTCGATAAGGTCCTGGCGGTACGCCCTGCGCGCCGTCATGATCTGGCTTTGGCGCACGCCGTCGTGTAGCAGCCAGGCTCCGAACACCTCGGCCGCCTCCTCGAGCGGCTTGAGCGCCTGCGCCTTGTCGTCCCTCACCTCGCGGAACGTTCGCAGGTTGAGCAGGTAACCGTCAGTCATAGTCCCTCGCCTCCAGTCCCAGGAGCGCGGCGACGTCCGCCACGCTCCTGTCGTAGTCGACTATCGCCTCGTCGGCGATCTCCGGCCCGGCGAGCCGCCACAGGGTCGCGCTCATGCCCTCGAGGTACCCGACGGCCCTCACGGCCTTGAGGATGTTCCGGGCCTCCATGTTCCAGTCGATTACGCTCATCGTGCCTCCCAGTAGTTGCAGCGGGCCTCAGCCTGCGTCCTGTGCACGAACTCGGGCCTGCGCTCGCACTCGTACTCGGTGCGCTCCACGCCGTGGATGGTGCGCAGCACCGTCGCGCCGCAGTGCGAGCAGTTCTCGCAGCGCTCCTCGCGGAGCCCGTCAGCGTAGATGTCCGGCCTCTCGTCTCCCGTCATCTGTATCCCCTCTTCCCGTACCTTCCGTCGTTCACCATGTTCCTGACGTGGCGCCGCGTGTCCTGCGCCGCCTGGTCTCCCTCGGGCGGCAGCTTCCGCCCGCTCGCGCACTCGACGCAGTGGACGCGCCAGCCGCCGCGGTAGCGCTCGAAGTGCCCGAACCCGGGAGGCGTCCACCTGCCGCACTCGCGGCAGTAGCCGCCGTAGACGTTTCTAGCCATCTTCACTGCCTCCCGATCAGTTTCCACAGGTCGAGAAGCGTTCTCCTGCACCTGCGTATGTCGTTCTGTATCTGGGTCTTGCCCTGGCCGTCCTCGAGGCCGCCGTAGCCGAATCTCGGGTAGGTATGGAGGTTCGACTCCTTGGCCTCGCGGGCCTCGATGCTGTCGCACAGCTCGTTCACGAGCAGGCGCAGCAGCTGCGTTTTCCGCAGCACCTTGGGGTTAGCCATTCCCCTGCTCCTTCCTGTACTTGCCGCCCATCACCGGCACCTCCCGATGCTCTTCAGGTACAGGTTGTTGCGGCGCGAGCGGGCGAGTGCGCGACGGCGGCGGCGCCGCCACTTCGGGTCGAGCGCCTTCGCGAGCTTCCTCATGAGACGGCGGGCGTCTCGGTACACGTGGGAGATGCTCTCCCACAGCATCTCGGCGACGGCCTTCGCGGCATCGCCGATTGCCTCCAGCAACCGCGTCGCCGCCCAGCTAAGCGTCCCGGGGTATGGCGCCTCGGACGTCTCTTCGGCCTTCTTCTCGTCGGTCATCGGTATTCCTTCCATTCGGTTCCTATTCGCATTCATAGACGTCGCCGGCCATGGATTCCGCGAGCGCGCGCATGTCGGTCACCTCGGCGCACTCCGCGCCGAAGAACATGCCAAGCTCGCCCCTCTTGTGCCTGTCGCACCGGTAGACGCGGCAGATCTCTGGCCTCGCGGCGTAGACCGAGCACTCGCGCCCGTCCGTCAGGTACGGGCACAGCAGGTCGTACTCCGCCCTGGGCTCGGCGGGCTCGATTCCGTTCCGGCGCACGTACACCTCGAGGCGCACTCGGTCGAACGGGCTCACGGGCAGGAACCGCGAGCAGCACTCGCCGCAGCCCCTGCAGTCGCCCGTGTACAGGTCGGTCACGTCGTCGCTCCGAAGCCCGGCGTGGATGGCAGCGGCGACGGCCCTCTCGTCATTCATCGGCCTGTCCCTTCGCCCTTGCCGGGCGCGGCGGCCCCTACTCGGCACATCTGGCCACCTTCTCGTCGTAGATCTTCTTGAGGTCCCGGCGCATGAACCGGGTGAACTCCTCCTCGCCGACGTCGTCCGCCAGCGCCACATATCGCATCGCATCGTGGCACCATTCGTCGAAGCCGAGTAGCCTTCCGCTGAACGCGCTCTTGACGTCCGTGACCTCGGCGTAGGTGAAGCGGATCAGCATCTCCTCGCGCATGACCCTGTCCGCGAGCGCCTCGATGGGCGTCTTGTCGCGGTTGATGATCCGTCTGTAGCCGTTCGCCCTCTTTGTCATGGCGTCGAGCTGCTTGGCCAGCTTATTGTTCTCGGCCACGAGGCGCTCGTTGCGGCGCTGCTCGCAGTCAAGCTCGGCGAGCACGTACTGCTCGCAGTTGTTGATCTCCATCGTCATTTCACCTCTCGGATGATCTCGTTTCCGTATCGGTCGGTGATGGCCCAGTAGCCGAACATGTAGAGGTCTGGGCTGTGCGGCGGGTACTCCCTGAGCAGCGTGCCGGACCACCATGCCTCCTCGGCCGCCCCGGTGCGCCATACCCACTCGGCCCTGAGGCCGCCGTCGTGGAACTTCCCGTGGCACCCGGTCGTGCCGGAGCCGCACAGGGCGAACAGCGGGCTGCGCAGCTCCCACACCCCGTTCGGCGTGACGAGCCTGAACGTCTTTCCCCACGACCTGCGGGCGACGTGGTGGCAGTTGGAGGCGCGCCTGCCGCACACCGCGCACCGGGCCTGCGTCGGCTCGTATGCCGTGTCGTGCGTGTACCTCGCCCCGAGGTGGGGCTTGCCGTACAGCTCGGCGCGCTCCTTCGGCCATCCCCTCAGCAGGCCCGCGTCGAGGATCATGAGAGCCTCCTCTCGCACGCGGCGCGGGCGGCCAGCAGCCTCTGCGCGTCCTGGTACAGCCCGAACCGGTCCCTGCTCGCGGTCGTGCCCCGCGGGGCCTCGACCTTGGCCGGGTCGATGCCCGGGTGCTCGGACGCCCACCGGCGCTCCTGCTCGGCCAGCGCCTCCTCGGGCGTCCTGGTCGGCCTGAACGTCGCGGCCTCGACCTCCGAGGCGGTGGGCTTGCCCCTCGCCCGGTCGTCGGCGTCGATGCGCTTCTGGCGCCTTGACCAGTCGAGCGCCAGGGCGCCCCAGTTGCTCACCGGCTGGCCGTTGCTCTTGACCCAGCCCTGCGACTCGAAAAAGGCCCAGAAGGCGTCCGGGTCGCCGCTCAGGCAGTTGGCGCCGAAGTACCCGCGGGCCTCCTCCAGCGACGGCGGCTCGAACTCGGGCGGCGCGGCGGGGGCATCGCCCCCATCACAGGCCAGTTCAGTACAATCCAGTCCAGGACAGGACAGGCTAGGGTAGGTTAGGTTAGGGTTTTCACTTTCCGAAACCTGTGTTTCGGGTTTGTCTGAAACTGGTTTCACGTTTGGAAAACCTAGGTTTTCACTTTCGGAAACCTCGGTTTCGGGTTTGTCTGAAACTGGTTTCTTGCGCGGGCGGCCGCCCTTGCCGCCCCTGCCGCGCGCGTCCTTGGAGTTGTCGATGGCGTTCTTCATGGCCTTGAAGACGCGGCGGAGGTGCTTCGGGAGGTCGGGTTCGACTCCGTGCAGGCCGTACATCATGATCGCGTCGGCGAGCACCGCGCGGTCGCGCATGTCCTCGGGGTCGCTCTCGTCGAAGTCGTCGTAGACCTCGGCGAAGCTGTCGAACACGGTGAACGCCATCAGAACCACCCCCATAGAAGCGAAGAGAAGAACAGGAAACCCGCGGAGAAGGAGGCGGCGAACAGGGGCGCCCCCCAGTGGTCGCGGATGATGTCGGGTACGCGCCCCATCAGAACGGGATGTCCTCGTCGTACACGTCCGGCTGCTGCTGGGCGGGCGCCGGCTGCGGCGCGGCCTGCGGTGCCTGCTGGGGCCGCTGCGGTGCCGCCTGCGGGGCCTGCTGGTAGGCCTGCTGGGCGTTCCATTGCGGCGCGGGCTGCTGCGGCGCCGGCTGCGGGGCATATGCCCGCGGTGCCTGCTGGGGCGCGTACTGCTGCTGGTATCCCTGCGGCGCGCACTGCTGCGGGGCCTGCTGGCCGTTGGGGTTCTGGCTCATGAGGACGACCTCGTCGGGGATGATCTCGACCTTCGAGCGCCTGCCGCCACCGTTCTTGTCCTCCCAGGAGCTGTAGCGCAGCTTGCCCTCGATTGCGACCTTCATGCCCTTGCACAGGATGCGCGAGAGCGCCTCGGCGCGGTTGCCGAACATGGTGCAGTCGATGAAGTTGGGGTAGTCCTCCCACTCCCCCGTCTGCTGGTTGCGGCGGCGGTCGTTGACGGCCACGCCGAAGCCCAGCACCTGCGTGCCGCCCGCCGTGGCGCGCAGCTCGGGGTCTCGGGTCAGGTTGCCCGACACCACCACTCTGTTGATGCTCATCTGTATGTCTCCTCTCCGCCGCTCGTCCATGTCCTCTGGATGTCGGCGTCCACTGTCTTGATTCGCAGCTTGAGGGCCATGATCGCCTCGCTCGATGCCTTGTAGAGAGCTTCGGCGCAGTCGCGTAGCTGCTTCTTCTCGGCTATCTCCTCGCGCCCCCGGCACAGGTCGCCGATGATGGTCACCGGCGTGCCCTTGGAGCGCTCCTCGAGGATTGCGATGCGCAGGGCCTTGCGGTAGTCCGCCTCATTCTCGGCGTACTGCTGGCCCGTCCGCCTGAGCGTGTCCAGCTCCGCCATGAGGCGCTCGAACAGCTCCTCGCGCTGCGCGTACATGTCCTGCATGGCCTACAGGACGCGCCACGTCGGCGTGGCGCAGCAGCCGGGGTGCTTCTTGAACTCCTCGTACTGCTCCTTTGACTCGAAGGTGTAGGCCGTGCCGCAGGCCTTGCACTTCGCCGTGAAGCCGCCGCTCTCGGGCGGCTCCTTCTCGGGCCTGTCCGAGAGCGCGTCCGGGTCGCTCTGCCCGTCGATGGCGAACAGGCCGCAGAGCGCGTACTTGCGCGCGTAGCTCGACGCCATCCCGGTCACCTGCGCGTCGTCGGAGCCGCTCTTGTGCTCCGCCTCGCGGGCGTAGGCCTTGAACTCCCTCGTATCGCCGTGCCCGTCCACGAAGAACAGGGTGCACGTGGCCTCGACGTAGTAGCGCTCGCCCACCTTGCAGATGTTGTCGTGGAGCGTGAACGCCACGCCCGCCTCCTTGCAGGGCTCCTTGAGCGCGGCGACGATGTCCTCGAACGAGCGGTAGCTGAACTTCCCGAACGCGTTGTAGCGAGCCTTGGGGACGGTCACGGAGCGCTGAACCTTGGCTATCGCCTGGGAAAGCGTCGTCTTCTCGTCGGCCATCTAGCACACCCCCTTGCACCTGATGGTGCCGGTGATTCCGCGCTCGCGCAGCGCCGCGGCGAGCTGCGCCATCTGCGAGCGCGTAGCGGACGGGATCTCGACCGTCCACGCGCAGGACGGCTCGGGGCACGCCGCGACGGCGGGTTCCGCCCGGCGCCTCGGCGCGGGACGCGGCGCGGGCTCGGGCTCGACCGCCTCGCGCATGGCGGCGATGCGGGCGTCCTCCTCGTCGGCGGCGCGGGCGGCGTTGAGCGCCGAGCCAAGGTCGAGCGTGCGGAACAGCTCGCGCTCGGCGACCTCGTAGTGGGCCATGGAGTCGCGCTGCGCCTTGAGCGTGTCCCAGTCGCGCGCGACGGCTGAGACCTTGTCCTCGAGGGCCTTCTTGGCCTTCGCCTCGCCGAACGACTTGTTGAGCCATCTGTCGTCGTGCAGGCGCTCGTAGGGCACGACCGGCGAGAGGAGCTCCGCGAACTCCCTGTAGTGGGCCTCGAGTGCGGCCCTCGCGCCCGCCTTGCGCCTCTTCTCCGCCTCGTCGAGCTGCGCCTTGATGCCGTCCGACGCGCCGTCGATGATGGACGTGATCTCCTTGCAGCGCTTCTCGAAGGCGGCGAGCGGCTTGTTGTACTCGCGCTTCACGGCCTTTCGGTGCTCCTCTATCTCGGACTTGAGCCCGTTGAGGTAGGAGCGGTCGTTCTTGGCCTCCTTAATCTTGTCGGCATTGGTGAGGTCGTAGGTCGCGCCCTCATAGAGCTCGACGGTCTTGCGCACGCGCTTCTCGAGGGCGTCGAAGTTCGCCTCGATTGACGAGGGCACGTAGGTCACGATGAGCGACGACGCCTCCTGCTCCTCGATGACCTCGGCGACGACCTCCTCGGCCCCGTTCTCCCCAGCCATTACCTGACCTCCTCGTTGAGCATCCGGTTGTACTTCCTCTCGGTTATCACCTCGTCGATGACGGCGGCGTGCCCGACGATCCACTTGGGCAGCCTCTCGCGCGCGTCCATGAACCTGTCGAACGACTCGTCGGACTTCGTTATGAGCGAGACGGCGAACATCCCCTTGTAGTCCTCCATCACTCGGTCACCTCCCCGCCGTGGCTAACGAACAGGATCTGGGGCTGCTTGCTCTGGATGGACAGCCAGACCTCCTCGCCGCTCTTGCGGATGGCGTCGAACGCCGCGCTGTCCTCCGTGTCGACCTCGAACTGCAGGACGGCGACGCCGCCCTGCACGGTGGCCTGCTTGAACTTGGCCTCGATCTCCACCGGTATGTTTGTGCTCTCCATTGCTATTCCTCCCTGTCTGCGCCCGCGAGCATCGCCGCGAACGTCTCCAATGTCATGGTCACGAACTGCTCGCCCGGGATGGCGGTGCCTCGGCGCTTCCAGACGACCACGCCGTAGTCCGCCCCGCGGTTCCTGCGCTCGGTTTCCGCCTCGCGCAGCCACTTGGGCAGCTCGTGCCTTCCCTGGTAGTCCTTGCACTCGATCGCGATGCCCCGCCCGGCCACCGACACGCCGCGGATGTCGCCCGTGTCCCTCGAGCCGGTCTTGACCTGCCTGTCGATGTCGGCCCCCAGCCTCCCGGCGAGGTAGTCGGCGACCAGGCGCTCGAACCTCGTGCCCGCGTCCTTGGCGCTCCTCCTGCTCCTACTCATCGACGAACCCGTCGCTCTTGGAGCGGTGCTTGTTGAATGCGTGCCTCAGGTGCGGGTAGCGCGCCTCCATGATGCGGGCGAGGCTCGGCGCGAGGCCGTTCTTCACGCCGACGTGCAGCTCGTTGCGCACCATGTGGATGAGGTAGTTGATCGAGACGTAGCCCTTGCGGTTGAGGCGGGTGGCCTGCTCGACCATGAAGTCCCACGCCCGCGGGTGCTCGCCTATCCATGTGCGCGCCTCGGCCATGTCCTGCTCGCCGTCAGCGCCGAGGCCGAATATCTCGAGCTGGTTGCTCATCGGCTTCTGGCGGTATCTCTCGTCGTTACGCATTGACGGCCCCCGCAGCGCATGCGGCCTCGGCCGCCTGGACCGCGCCGTCCATCGTCGGGAGGACGAAGACGGTCAGGACCGCCGCGAACAGGACCGCGGCGGCGATGAAGCCGACCATGGCCCCCGCCCTGAACGCATCGGAGTCGAGCTGCTCGCGGGCGGTCGGTCGGTATGACTTGGGTGCTATGATGGTCTGAGCCTCATGTCTGGGGCTGTTTCGGCGAGTGCTCACAAGTTGGTAGCTGGGGGCGCTCGCTTCTTTGTATGTGTACATCTTGTGTTCCCTTCTGATGTTTCCGCAGGTAGATGCAGGTGTGGCTTTTAGGGTGGCTATTTTGAGACTTTTTTGGCGCGGCTCTTGGCGCTGTAGCACCTCTGCCGCTCGCGGTCGTTCCGCTTTGCCCTCGCCGCCTCCTCGCGCATCGCGCTGGCCTGCTCTCTGAGATCTGCCACGTGGCCCTCCTTAGTGCACTCCGCGCACCAGCCGTTCGCCCTGTTCAGCGGCTTGAACGTCGTGCGCCCGCACTTCGGGCACATCCAGCGCTGGCGGAGCGATATTCCGCATCTGCGTGCCTGCCACTTGACGGCGTCGGTGCTGCGGCCCAGCGCCTTGGCTATCTCCTTGGCGCCGTCGCCGGCATGCTCCCTCAGGTACCGGATCTCACGTGTCGACCATTGCCTCACTGTCTCTTGCTCCACTCCTTCCTCTCCCATTCCCGGTACGCCGCCCGGAGCGTCGAGCACATGGTGTCGAGCGCTATCTCGCGCGGGGTCTTGGGCTTGTTCTCGTGCTCCTTGGCGTCCATCTAGGACACCGTCAGCTCGTGAAGCTCATCAAGCGATACCCCGAGCAGGCGCGACAGCTTGTAGGCTTCAGATAGGCTGAACTCGTATGAGCCTCGCACCTTGTTGAAGAACGACGAGCGGCTGATGCCGAGCTTGTCCGCGATTGAATCGCGGGTCTCGTTGTTCTTTTCGGCGTACTCACCGACCTTTTCAGACAGGTTCATTTCTCTCCTTTCCTCCTGTACAAAACTTTGTACTGGAGACAGTATTGTACAAAACTTTGCACAGTGCAATACTTTGTACGTGTAAATATTTGGACTGTTAGGGGAGGCCATGGAATACCGCTACGTACTTGCTTTTTACCTCGACAAAAAGGATATGTCGCCGGCAGAATTGGCCAGCAAAATCGGTTCCCCGCGCTCAACGATCTCCGCGCTCCTTAGTGGACGAGCCAAGGAGCCCACACTTGGAAAAGCGAAGGCCATAGCGGACGCGCTGGGAGTATCGCTTGATGAAATGGCTAAGAAAACGTTTGAGGAGTGACCCATGGGATTGTTTGGAAACATACTGAGGGCGGCCGGCATCGTAGCTAAAAAGCCGTCAGGTAAATATCCTGAGCCGGCGGTGCCAACTCCGCCGGCATTCATCCCGATGAGTTACGAAAACAACGTGGCACTTTCCGGTGACTGCGAACGCCAGGTCTACGTGTACTACGGCGAACCGCTGAGCGGCATCAAGATCGGTGAGTATTTCGGCGCAGACATCGTGACGGAGCCGCTTGTGCTGACCAGCGCGCTGACCGGTGGCACATGGGACACGTCCGATAACGGGGTGGCGCTGGCATACAGGGGTATGGTATTCGGGGCAACTTCGGCTCTCGGGCAGACGCTCTCGAAGATAGTGCGTAGCGGCACGGGCGTCACTGTAAGGTGCAGGATGGTCGGGTGGTACGCACCGGGCGTTCCCGACGTCATCATGACCATTCCCGACCCAGATGAAATCTTCGCCTGGGTCGATGCCTGCGAGGGGCTTGGCAGATTCGTCGCATTTGACAAACGGCACGATGAGGAATGCGAGGCGGCGACATCCAAGGTGCAAACGGCGCGATGGCTGTCTAAGATGTGCGGGCGAGAACTGCCGGTGGGCGTGGACGGAGACTGTGTCTACATCGAGGATGACAAGTGGGCCGGCAGGAGAAAAAGCGGGATATTTCCGGTCGAGGTCTCCACGGAGCTGATCCCGACTCCTCGCGGGTCAAAGGCGAAACCGCATGTCGCCGTCTTTGTGAACGGGGCGATGGCGGCCGATGTCAGCGCGAGGTGCGTGCACTACAAGACCCTCGCCGAGCATGCCGGCGAACGCCCCTATTTCGCCTGCTGCCAAAAGCGCGAAGGTCACGACGGCTCTCCCATATGGAGGGTGACCGTTGTCTATCTCGGAAGATAAAAGAGCCCCGTCGGCAGCGCTGGCACCGCTTTAGCCGACGGGGCATCCAACCAGTGCACCCATGCAAACTCAACTTGAAGGAAGGGTGACATTCACATTATGCCAAAGAGGGCAGTGATATACGCGAGGTTCTCGTGCAACAGGCAGAGAGAAGCGTCGATCGAGGACCAGCTGCGCGTCTGCCGCGAGTGGTGCGCGCGCGAGGGCTACGAGGTCGCGGCGGAGTACTGCGACCGCGCCGTGTCGGGGCGCACCGACGACCGCCCCGAGTTCCAGCGGATGATAGCCAACGCCGGCGAGAGCGAGATCGTCCTCGTCTACATGATGGACCGCTTCAGCCGCGGCGAGTACGACGCGCCGATATACAAGCGCGAGCTCGCCACGCACGGCGTCAAGCTGGTCTCGGCGCTCGAGCAGATACCCGACAGCCCGGAGGGCATCATCTACGAGAAGCTGCTCGAGGGGCTCGCCGCCTGCGAGTCGAGGAAGACAGCCATCAGGACCAAGCGCGGCATGGAGGGCAACGCCCTCAAGTGCAAGACCAACGGCGTGCGCATCTTCGGCTACCGCAGGAACGGGGACGACGAGTACGAGGTCGACGAGGCGCAGGCGGCGTGGGTGCGAGAGGCCTTCGCGCTGAGGCTTGAGCGCATGTCCATGAACGCGATAGCGCGCGAGTTCGCGCGGCGCGGCCTCAGGACGCGCAAGGGCAACCCGTGCGGCCAGGCGATGGTGCAGCAGATGCTGCGCGACCGAAGGTACACGGGCAGGTACGAGTGGGGAGGCATCGTCCGCGAGGGCGGGATGCCGCAGATCGTAGACGAGGTGACGTTCATGGAGGTCCAGGGGATCAAGTGCCGCAAGCAGCGCTCGAGCGAGAACTGGGGCGACTTCGCCCTCGCGGGGGCGGCGCTGTGCGCGGAATGCGGCAGGAACCTGCAGGGCGTGAGCGGCAGGGGCCGCAACAACGTGAAGTACGAGTACTACAGCTGCCCGGGGTCGTGCGTCCGCAACATCAGGCGCGAGGAGCTCGAGGGCTCCATAGCCTCGGCGCTGCGCGGGCTGCTCGGCGACCGCGGCGAGGCGCTGCAGATAGCCAACATGGTAGCGGAGCGCGCGGACACGGCCGAGGTGCGGGCTCGCCGCAGGCAGGCCGAGGACTCGCTCAGGGCCGCGGAGAGGGGCCTGAGGAACATCCTCAACGCCATCGAGCAGGGCGTGATAGCGCCGGGCGTGAACGAGCGCATAGCCGAGCTGGAAGAGCAGCAGGCGCGCGCGAGGTATGACCTCGAGGCCATCACGGACGAGCGGATAGACCCGGAGCGCTTCGCCGACTTCCTGCAGTGCGGGACGGCGCTCGACGACGCGACGCTGCTGAAGGCGTTCGTGTGGCAGGCTGTCGTCTCGGAGGACGAGATACTGGTCACGCTGAACTACGACAAAAAGGGCGAACCCGCCAGATTGGACATCCAGCGGGTTCGAGCAAAATTGGAATGGTGCCCCGTCTGCATAGATTCTAGAACCGAGATCTGCGCCGTTGGGACCGTCGTGCTGCTCAGGATACCACGGGCGGCGTAGCGACACCTTTTCTCGAGAAAAAACCCGCCCGGGAAAACCCGAGCGGGCTGCGGCTAATGCCGGTTGATGCTCACGATGCAGAGCCCGATTGTCGCCACGGCGCCGCCGAAGAGCGCGCCGAGCACGAATGCCAGCGCGATCATCGACGGGTACCGTCAGACACGTAGCATTGGAGACGGTCGAGGGCATAACCGTAGATGCCGGCATAGTCGTCGCCGCCATAGGTCGTTCCATCGTCGCAGACCTCATCGTGGTAGTCGGGATGGGCGACGTCCTGGCTGCGGTAGTAGACCTGCTTGTACTCGCCAGACGTGGTGATGTAGAACATCTTCACGCCGTCGATGGTCTGCCCCCAAAGGCCCGCCATGCCGTTGACGGAGTCACCGTAGTTGGCGGTCTGGACGTAGTCGAGCCAGCCGCTCTCCTTGGTGTGGACTCTATACATGAGGGTGCCAGAATCCACCCAGGCGATGAGCATGTCGTGCGATCCATAGGGCACGCCGGCGAAGCCCTCGCTGGTGCTGTCGTCGAAGTTGGTCACGACTTCGTTCCAGCCGCCGCCGCGATTGTGCAAAGCGTAGTGGATGTTGACGCTCTTGCCCGTGGACTTCGGGAAACTCGTGCGAGTAGCAGAAGTGGAGGGCTGGTACGTGCCGCCGTTGCCATCAGTCGGTGCGATAGGGGCGACATAGCCGCTACCGAGATAAGCCGCCACGGCCTGCTTAAACTCGGCCCACGTCTTGCCGTACTGACGGAAATAGCCGTTAGGATCGGTATGGTCGGAGCCGCCCCAGATTCGAGCCGCCTGATAGTGGCTCAAAAGGCGGGACGTGTCCCAGCCGTGGGCACGGAGCTCATCGCCCGCCCACTTCACGGCTTCATTCCACTGCTTGGCAAAGTCAGAAGCATTGGTGGCATGGGCAAGCTCGATACCAACCGTGGCGTAGTTTCCATTGCCCACGTGCCAGCACAAGCGGTTCTCGGGCACGGTGTTGTAGACGGTGGAACCGTCAAGCTCCATGACGTGATGTACGGCATACGTATCATTGCCGCGCCAATACAGCACGTGGTTCCACGCGGACGCACCAGGGTTCGCCGTTTCGTGGATAACCAAGTACTGGGCGTTGAGGTAGCCATGACCGTTGCTCACGTAGGCATCTTGGCTTTGGTAGGCTTCGGCGCTGAGTGGAGCAGTAAGGGCCGCGACGAGCGCGAGAATGACGGCAAAGGCGCTGCGGAGCGGCAGTTTGCGCTTAGGCACGGTCTCAGTCTCCGTCATGGTCGCCACCAGCCTTCAGGCGCGCGGCGTCCACGGCCTGCTCGGCCGCGGCGTAGATGGCCGCGCTCGCGACCCCGCACACCGTACCGATGGCGGCTACGGTCTGGTTGTCCGTGGCGATACCGGCAACGCTGGTCGCGACGGAGCCCAAAAAGGCAGCCGTGCACAGCCAGAACTTTCGGCTCGTCAGCTTGTGGATAATGTCATCGGTAGTCATTTTTCCTCCTATCTACCTGATTCCTTGTCATAGAGCAGGTCAACTCGGTCGCAGATGTGGTCGACCTTCTCCGCCATTCCCTGGCTTCTCGCCTGGCTGTGGACCAAATCCGCGTGGAGGACGTCATTTGACGCGACGACCGACTCCATGAGCGTTTTCATTCCTTCGATCAGGGTGTTGCTGCGCTCCATCTGGGCGGCGATGCGCCCCTCCATCTGGGACCGCTCGCGGTCGCGCTGCGCCCTCTCGTCGACTTCGGCCTGCTTGCGCTCCTCGCGCTTCAGGTCGAGCTCGCCTTTCCGCTGATTTTGGCGTTTGTACTCCTCGAGAAACTGTCTCCCGAAGTAGAACGCAACGAGCGTCAGGAGCACGCCTCCAAGCCAAGCCGGTCCGTAAGGCGCAAAAAGCTTGAGCACTTCCATCCTGGGCGCCCTCCTTCCGCCTATTCGGCCGTGTACTCCTCGCCGGTGATCTCCTTGTACTCGTCGGCGGTGATCCACTTGCACTCGACGGCCTTGTGTACTCGCGCCTTGCTCCAAAGAGGTCGGTCGTAGTACTTCTTGACGCGTGCGAAGTGCTTGGAGTGCTCGTCGGTCTTCTTCGTCGGCATTACTGGTCACCTCCGACCGTCATGAGCAGGTAGTCGATGTTTGCCGTGTTCTGCTCGGTCTGCGTCGGCTGCGACGCCTGCTCGCGCATCTGGTCGAGCAGCGCCGACACGTCGGGCGTCTCGCCGCTGTCGTAGGCGGCAAGCGCCGCGGTGTAGGCGAGCTTTCGCGCCTTCCGCTCAGCGTACTCGTCATCGTCGATAACGCCCGCGTCGTGCGCCGCGTCGGGGTCGCCGATCTGCGACAGCAGATCGCGCAGGGCGTTGACCTCGGCCATGGTGCCATCTTGAAGCTCGTTGGGGCGCGGCGTGTCTTCCTCAGTGTCCATGCGGACTCCTCTCTTGTCGGGGAATGTGCCGCCATCGTATTAGCGCCGTGAGATTGCCGAGCCGCTTTGATGGGCGCAAAGGAAGAAGGCGCGCCGCAGCACGCCTTCGATGCTTCTGTTATTTCGCAGCCGCTTCGCTTAGGCCGCTGCTTTGAGTTGCCGGTTCTCCGCTATTGCGAGGGCTTGCTTCCGCTTGAATCGTCCCTCTGGTTGGCCTGCATTGAGCACCCCCCCCTGCGCGAGATTTCCGAACAGGCTGCGGTACAGCGCGTCCATGGCCCGCACGCTGCGGTGCGCGTCCAGCCGTTTCATGCCGCCGCGCCAGCTCTGGTAGCTCTGCTCCACCTGCTCGGGGGTCATGACGCCATCGGCGACCATGCGGGCCATCTTCTTGAGCTTGCGGCGCTCCCGAGTTATGGAGTCTCGGCACGGCTTCACGACTATGCGGCCCGTCTCCGTGTAGAAGATGCGCTTCTTCAGCCACGTGAAGCCGCGCGACAGCTTCACCATGCGGGTCTTGCGCGGGTTCAGCTCTATGCCCAGCTCGGCGCACTTGCGCCCTATCAGCAGCAGGCACACCTGCAGGTACTCCTTGCTCTCGTGTATGAGGTAGAAGTCGTCCATGTACCGCCCGTACGCCTCGGGGCGCAGCATCTCGGTCACGTAGTGGTCGATGCGGTTGGGGTGTGCCACCGCGCATATCTGGTTCGGCTCGCTGCCCAGCCCCAGGCCCACCTCGCCCTGCGCGTCAATCAGGCGGTGCTCAAGGTCGATTACTCGCGGATCGAGCAGCGCGGCAGCCACCTGCTCCTTGACGGGACCGTGCGCTATGCGGGCGAAGTAGTCGGAAAAGTCGCCGAGCAGTATGTAGCCATCGCCGCCGTGCCTCCTCCAGTTGTCGGCCAGGTGGTGCTTGAGCAGTTTCAGGGCGTAGTCGGTGCCGCGCCCCTTTATGTTCGCGGAGTTGGCGGCTATGAGAGTGGGGACTATGGCGGGAACGAGCGCGTTTTGTGCCAGGGACTTCTGTATCACGCGCTCGGGGAAGTGTACGGCGCTGATATGGCGCAGCTTTCCGCGCTCCCACAGGTCGAACCGTATGAAGCCCCGGCATATGTCGCGCCCCTCCAAAAGGTCGCGGCGGGACAGGACGGCGTTGCGCAGGTAGCTTCTCATGTACCTCTGCGTGGACGACTTCCACATCACGCCGCGCGCGGCCTGCTTCGATGCCTTGCACAGGCTGTTGAGGTCGGCCACGGTATCAAGCGTGCACGCCTTGACGCGCTCGGCCTTGGCCTGCGCGCGCTTCTCCTCGCGGCGCTTGCGGCGCGCCGCCCGCCTTTGCTCGGAGTTCACAGGAGGCACCCCGCGCGGCTTGCAATGTGGCTCTGGCAGCCGCTTGAGGTATGGCCATGAAACGCGGCGAAGCCACGGAGCGCCGCGCCATGCAAGCAGCGTCCGGCCACCCTCGCGGGGTGCGTATTTACGGGCGCATGCCCGACGGTCGCGCCTTCCTTCCTCTTCGCGCTCTGCTTTCGGCTCTGGGGCCTACTCGGTCTGGCAATAAGGGAATCCGGGGCGGGGACGAACCCAGACGTTCGTCGCCGAGTTGTAGTTGGCATTGCCGTTGTTGTTGACGTAGCACACGTTGGACGAGGAGCCCGACGCAACGGAACGCAACCACCAATTGTACCGATAAACAAGGCGCGACCGCCGCCCATTATAGCGAACGCAGGCGCTCTAGCTCGGCCTCGGCCTCGGCTATGCGCTCCTCGGTGGACTTCTTGCCCGTCACGCGCACGTTCTTGCGTGTGCCCTTCAGCAGCCTGATCTCCTCCTCGACCATGGCCGCCAGCCCCTCGAAGCGGTTGGCGTTCACGGGCAGGCCGATATCCATGAGGCACTGCATGTCCAGCATAAGCTGCTCGCAGTCCGCTATGGCCAGCGTCAGGTAGCGTTTCCTCTCCAGCGCGTTGAACGAGCTGTTGGGATAGAAGCAGTCGGCGCGGTTGACGTTGTACACGATGCTGCGCGCCGTCTCCACGGTCGGCACCGCGTTCAGCAGCCTGTAGGCCTTGGGCACTACTGAGGAGGACGCCATCAGCTTATTAACCTCCACGCGGATGGCGATGGCCTGTGTGAAGAACTTGTACTCGGACACCTCGCGGTTGCGCTGGTAGACGCCGCTCACGTGCACCTCCTGGGGAAACTGGCGGAAAAAAACGGCCCGCTTCGCGGGCAGGAGGCGACCGCGCAAGGCGGTCGCCTAAAAGCAGAGTATAGAGCACTCGGCTGGCTAGCCGACGAGGAAGCCGGGGCGGGGACGAACCCAGACGTTCGTCGCCGAGTAGCAGGAGGCATTGCCGTTGCCGTCGACGTAGCACACGTTGGACGAGGAGCCCGACGCAACGGAACGCAACCACCAAGTGTACCGATTTCCGTTGACTCGGTGCGCCGTGTCTCGGAACAGGTCAAACTGGCAGTCGAAGCCCACGCTGTAGCCCTTCGTCCCCCACACGGGGCAGCCGTACACCTCCATCTCCGACAGCGAGAACACCTTGCCGATATCCTGCCAGCTCCACGAGTTGGAGTCGTTGAGCGCGCCGCTGGCGCTGTACCGCTCCTCAAGCAGCACGCGCTGGGTAAGCAGGTACTTGGTCAGCCCCTCGGGCAGGCACGCCTCGAAGGCCGTCTCCCACGCCTTGAGGTTGCTGTTGGGGTAGGGGCATTTCCGGTCGGCGGTGCCCTGGTTCGTGTTGGTCGTGTTCCACATCAGGAAGCTGTCGTTGGCAACGCCGGTCACGGTCTTGGCCACGGCGATGGGCGCGGAGGCCACGAAGGCGATGTGGTGGCCTTTGGAGCTGTCGCCGCAGCAGTAGTACGGGTCGAAGTGCGCCAGGAGGAAGCGCACGGACTGCTGGGCCGCCACGCCCGACGCGCTTACCAGCGGCACGTCGATGTAGTCTCCCACGCGCAGGCCCGCGAAGTTGCCGTTGGCGGCTCGCTTGTGCAGCGCGTCGTACACGCTGCCGCTGCCGATCTCTCCCGCCAGGATGGTGGCGATGTTCTGCCCGCCGTACTTGCCGATGAGGCTCTGGCGGTTGTACTCGGCGTTGTTGAGCGCCGTCTGCGCGTTGCTGCGCGCGGTATCGTCGATGACGTTGAGCGGCTGGCCGCCTACGACCAGCGTCTTTGCATTTGCCATTTATCCTCCTTAGGAAAGGGTTACCGTGCTGCCCGATACCGAGCACGTGCTGCCGAACGTCACCGTGTCCCCGGATACCGACGCCTTGCCGGCAGGGCAGTAGACCGTGCCGTCCATGTAGATGAACTTGTCTGTCGCGTCGGCGAGCATCATCGCGAGCTGGCCGTTCTGGCGGCGCAGCTCGGCGATGTCGGACTCGCCGGCGGCGCCCTGCGCCGCCGCGTTCGCGATCTGCAATGCCGCGCTTGCCGCCGCATTGGCCCTCGACGCCGCACCGCTAGCGGCGGATGCCGCATCGAACGCGGATTGACCGAGCCGAGATAGCTCAGTGCTCCACTTCCTGTAGAGCTCGTCGAGCTCCTGGTCGTAGCTGACGGCAGGCCCTGTTGTCCCGTCCACATTTCCCAGGATGACGAGCGCGAAGTCCTCAGTCGTCTCGGAGACCCCGTTGGCGTAGAACTCGAAGTAGGCCAAGCGGCACTTCCCCACCCCGTTGACGGCCTCCGGCGCCAGCGTGGCGCTCACCGATGACGTGCCGACGGTGGCGGCGCAGCGAGCCCACGTGCCGTCGGCATGGAGTACGCACAGGCGCGCGGACTGGTAGGTCGGTGTGTAGGCGGCGCCGTTCACAGTGAGCGACGCCGTTATCTTCTGGGTCTGCGTCTCGCCCCTGCGCACTGTGACGCGCTGCGGGACTGCGCCCGGGCGCTTGCGCATGTCGAGCGCTATCGCGTGGTTGATCATTTGGCCTCCAGCGCCTTGAGCGCGGCGAGCGCGGCCCTGAAGGCCTCGACCGGGTCGACGGCCTCGGTTCCCTCCCCCGTCTCGTCGGCCATGGCCGGCTGCGGGTCGACGATGGCCGAGATCGCGTCGAACACGGCGACCGTGGCGGCGGTGCGCTCATCGACGTACCCGGCGGTCGCCAGCGGGATGCCGTTGACCGTGGGGTCGGGCTTGCGGACGTCAGCGGCCTTGACGACCTCGCGCGTGCCGTCGTCGTACTGGGCGACAAATATGAGTCCGGCGTCCTCGGCGCGCCGGAGCACCTCCGGATCGTACTCCGTCAGGCACTGCTCGTTATTGCCGATGATGTCGTGGACGGCGTAGCCCACGACGATCTTCTTGCTTGCTTCCATTCCTTCTTGTCCTTTCATCTCTTATCCGCTCCACCCGGACGGCATGGCCGACACGCCGATCAGCAGGCCGTTCCTGAACTCGAGCACCGACGATATCTGGGACTGGTCGTTGAAATATTTCTTGCCGTTCTCCGTGTAAAGCGGATGGTATGCCGCTCCGACCTTGGTCGTCAGGCCTGACCACGTCGTGACGCTCGTGTCGGCACTGCCGCTCACGCTGAGCCTCGGGGTCGAGACTCGCACGACGCCCTGTCCCTGCAGCTGCAGTCCGTGGTAGATAATCGACGGATTGTCGATGTCATGTGACGTTGAGGAGCATTCGATGTAGCCGTACTGCGTGCCGTCCTTGAACCCAGCCAGCTTCCCGCTCGAGTCGAGCTCCATGGCGTACCCGCTGCTACGGTTTCCACCGGTGAAGCTGCCGGTCGCCGTGATGTTCTTCGCCGTCATGTAGTTGGTCGTCAGCACGCCTTCCTTGAGGTTCCACGAGTTGCGCCCCTTTGCGTCCGCGAGAGTCCCGGTTGCGATGTATGTCGCGTTGACGTAGACCCTGTTGTTGATCATGTAGAGCCCCTGGTCTGCGCCGCCGTTCGTCAGGCGGTCGAAGATGGCCTTCTGGTCTATCTGCTCGTCGTAGGCGCTCAGGATTCCATCTGCGTAGTCCGACGCGTTCTTCTGCTCGATGGCGTGGCGCGCCCCGGTCGCGGCATCGGCGTAGTCCTTCACGGCGGTCGAGTAGGCTCCGTATGCGGCGTCGTACTCATACATCGCCGCCTTGAGCTCCTCGGCGGTCTTGCACATGAGCACTTTGTCGACCTTGTCGGCGTAGGCGCCGTACGCGCCGCCCTCATCGGTCGTGCCGAAGGCCTTGGTGTAGCGCGGGCCGAGGACGGACGAGAGGAACTGGGGGCTCAGCGCCTTGTTGGACTTCAGCGAGTTGAATTGGCTCGTCGCCTCCTCGCGCTCCTTGTCCACGTCCTGCTTAGCCTTCTTCACGGCGGCTGCCTCGGCCTCGGTCACGACGCCGTCCCTTGCGAGGTCCTGCACCGTCGTGTCGAGGCCATTGAGCGAGTCCGTGAGGTCGTGCGCGCTCTGGTAGGCCTTGTTGTACGCGGCCTCCAGCACCGGCGCCGTGTGGGTCACTGAGCCGTCCCCGTAGGTGACGCGCTCCATCGACCAGACGAAGTATCCGTTCGACCATTGCGGTAGGTCCTCGGACCATCCCAGCTCTGGGTTCTGCGCATTGATAGGCGGCACGCTGTCAGACTGGTTCTTGGCGTAGAGCTTCACGCGCGAGACGATGGCACTGCCGGCCATCTGGTTGCTGCCGTTGATGGCCTTGGCGAGGCACGGCGCGGTGTACGTGACCGAGCCGTCCGTCCACGTGACCTTGCTTCGCGTCCAGATGTACTTGCCCTTTGCCCACGCGGGCTGCGCCTCCGACCAGCTGCCGCCGGACTGCGCCGTGGAGCTCGTGGACAGGTAGTACTGCTCCACGATGCCCCTCACTCCAGTGCCGGTCGAACCCTTGTCGCCCTTGGCGCCATCGATGCCGCTGATGCACACGGGCTCGCTGTACTCGATGTCGCCGGACTGCATGGTGGTCTTGGTGCGCGTCCAGATGTACTTGCCGGAAACCCATTGCGGAGCGGTGGTCTGCCATCCGCCCTGTGGCTCGGTGACGCGCGATGTGCTCTGCGCGTACTCCACATCGACAGACGCTATCACGGCATCGGCGACGGCGATGTCCTTGCCGTCGAGCGTGGCGCCGGGGCCGAGATGGAACTCGCTGGCGTCGAGGTTCCAATAGTTCTTGCAGCTCTTGTCCTGGATGGTTCCGGCCTTGATCAGGTCGCCCATGAGCGTGCCGGCCGTGATGAGGTCGGCAGTGAAGCCCGCGCCGGTGCCGAAGGTGCGCCAGTCCCACGAGCCGTCGGCCTTGCAGCCGGAGGCGATGCGGAAGCCCTGCGAGCACAGCTGCATGGCGCTGCCCTTGCCCGTGGTCGAGCGGCCGTTCGCGTCCATCGGGACGGATGCGTAGATTGTCCCCTGCTCGAAGCTGGTGAAGGTGTAGCTGCTGCCGGACATGTTGAACTGCGTATTCATACTGTCCATGACCTGCTGGAGGTACGACGGCGGCGTCGATGCCGCCACGTCCCAGCTCGACGAGCGCTTGGACAGGCTCGACACCTGTTTCTGCTGCGCCAGCCACATGTCGGTCATGGTCTCGGTTATGTTGCCGAGCGTCACGCGCATGGCGCCGCCTAGCTCGTCGGTCACGAGCTTGGTCACGCGGCCCTCGCAGCGCAGCGCCGGCGAGAAGCACGTGTCGACGATCTGCACGTCGTCGCCCACGGCTACGCCCTCCCAGTCGCGCCCGAACTGCAAGAGGTCGACGGCGTCGGCCTCGTAGGTCATTCCCGGCTCCTTATGGGAGTCGAGATATGCGCGGGTCTCGGCGAGCAGGGTCGCTGCGTCATCGCAGTTCGAGTTCTCATACCGCCCGAAGACGTGGGCGTGACCGCCGTTACCGTCGGGTCGACCGTAGAGCTTGAGCGCGGTCGCGTCCTCCACGTAGTTCTTGCCGTTGTTGATGTCGCCGAAGGTCAGCTTGCGGCCGTAGCCGCCAGTATCCGTCTCGATTCCCTTGCCGTAGCCGTAGCAGGCGGTTATCGCGCCGTAGTGCTCGGTGCGCGAGACAGACGTGAGGTCCTTGGTGTAGGTGAATCGGCGGTGACCGCCCTTCGCGCCGCGATGCGAGCGGATGCCCACCTTGCGAGAGGCCACCTTGCCGCCGGACACCTCGATCTCGGTCTCCAGCTCGCCGCCGCACTCCAGGATGGACTGGAGCGACTCGCGGGAGTTGGTATGGTAGAAGGTCAGGCCCTTGTCGACGGTGCCGGTCTGGTCGACCGTTCCGGCGGACCAGCGGGTCGGCCCAAGGCAGACGTTCAGCGCCTGCAAGAAGCCGTAGCCGTGGGGGCGCTTGTCCTCGATATAGTCGCCGTACGTCTCGCAGATTGAGTTGATCGCCGTGTCCGTGTAGACCGTATCGCCTCCGGCGTGGAGGCCCTTGGGGTCTTGGCAGACGTGCTCGTGGACCTTGCCGAGGCGGTCGGCCCACACGAGGCGGTAGCCCTGCTTGAGCGCGAAGGTCGTGACGATGTCCACGCTGTCCTCGCCGTTGAGCTCGTCGGTATGGGTGAGGGAGAGCAGCTCCTCGGGGCCGATTGTCGATACGTAGGCGTCCTGCCACGTGTATACGTCAATTCGCACCTAGAGCCACCTCTCCTCCCATTCGAGCGTCGCGGTGCCGCCGCTCGTCTTGATCTGCTGCACGCCGTCGAGCGAGAAGAAGTCGCTCGCGACGGTCACGGGCCAGTCCGCGCCGTTGACCGTGCAGCGCTCGGCGCGCATGTCCAGCACGACGGTCTGCGCACCGGTGAAGCTCGCCTCGACGCGGACGAAGCGCCCGGTCGAGACATTAGTGAATGTCCAGCTCGAGCCTGCCGGGGGCTTGCACGTGACCGTAGGGTAGGCCCTGTAGTTGCCCCCGGCGGCGACGGCGCGCTGGGATGCCGTCACCTGCTCGGAGCGCCGCTGCCCGTAGGCGGCGGGGTCTGCACAGTAGAACCCGAGCGTGAGATTCGGCATGTGCGCGTTGCGCCCCTGCTCCGCCCCTCCCCTGTAGCATGCGAGCACGTAGCGCTCGGGCGCGTCGTCGAGCACGAGGGCCTTCTCGCCGCCGGACAGCGCCGAGGCGAGCACGGCCCTTGCCTCGGCGACCTCGTCGAGGGAGCCGCCGATAATGTTGCAGTCGACCGAGACCTCGACCGGCTCGAAGCCGGAGGCGCGGACGTGCGCGCCGTCCATGCCCGGGACCTCGGTCTCACTGAGCCGCACCTTCGGGACCATCGGTCGGGTGACCTTGGTCACGAGCAGGTACGGGCTGAGGTCGATTCCGCCGAATATCATGCGAACCCCCTTGCGGCGAGCGCGTGCCTGCCGCGCATCGCGATGGCGGAGGAGACGCGCTCCGAGTCGATGTACAGGTTTCCGTCCTTGTCCCGGATCTGCTCGAGGACGGACAGGATGCCGGCGAGGGCGTCGTCGGAATCCTCCTCGGGACGCGCCGGAGTGTAGACCGCGGACGGAGCGACGGTCAGGCCCGTCGAGAGCATCCCCTGCGCAGTGTCCATGGCGCCGCTGATGGCGGAGACCACGGTGCCGGTGCCGGAGCCGATGCCCTGCGCCCAGCCCTGCATGAGGGCCTTACCCGAGAAGGTCGTGTAGCCGTGCCCGGAGAAGGGGCCGACCTTTGCCGGCGAGAACGGGAAGAAGGAGCGGATTCTTGAGACTGCACCTGAGACCGCCGAGGTCACCGAGCCGATAGCGGACATGATACCGTCCTTCAGGCCGTTGAGTATCGACTTGCCGGAGTTGAAGAGCCAGTTGCGCGCACCCGAGAAGAACCCGGTGATCTTGCCCTTGATGCTCGTGACGGTCCTGTAGACGGAGTTGATTCCGTTGGACGCCGCGCTCTTGATGCCCTCCCAGATGGACGAGCAGGCGCTCTTGATGCTCCCCCACATGCTCGACCACGTGGAGCTGATGCTGTTGAGCACGGAGCTGATCACACCGCTGACCTGATTTATCGCAGAGTTGACGGCGAACTTGATGCGTCCCCAGGCCACCTCGGCGAAATCACGGACGGTGTCCCATACGCTTGACCAAATCGAGCTGATTCCATCGAGCGTGGACGTTATCACGGACTCGACGACCCCGATGGCCGCCCGCACGGCGAACTCTATCTGAGACCAGACGAGCTCGGCTACCGACTTGATGGTGTTCCAGACCGTATCCCAGTCTCCGCTTATCGCGGCGGTGACCGTGGAGATGACCGTCTGCACCACGGCCATCGCGACCTGGACGGCAGTGGAGATTGCGTTCATCACCCCGGTAAGCACGGCCGAGACGACCGGCCAGACGGCGTTCCAGACGGCGGAGATGATGCCCATCGCCACCTGAATGGCACTTTGGATGAGCGGCATCGCAGCCAGCACCGCCGACAGCACGGACTGCACGGCGGGCATGGCGATGGCGACGAGCTGCGAGACGGTCGTCATCACGTCCGCGATGACACCGACCAGGAAGCCGATGACCGGCGACAGCGCCTGCACGATGCCGAGCACCACCTGTATGCCGGTGGAGAGCACCGGCAGCACGGCCTGCGCGATGTTGAGCAGCGCCGTGCCGATTGGCGCGATGAGCGGCGCGATGAACCCGATTGCCGCCTTGATGCCGTTACCGACGGACGTGGCCACGCCAAGGATGGCCTGAAGCGCCGAGCAGATCTGCGAGGAGTCCACCTTCGGCAGCTTGATTCCGATGCCGGCGAGCGCCCCGACGGCGATGTTCCACGCCGTGGCGAGCGCCTCGGACACGATGGGCGTGAGCACCGACGCGACGCCGGAGAGCGCCGCGGGGAGCGCCTTGATGATGCCCTGCCCGATCTGGGCGACGCGCGGCGCGATGTTCTTGGCGACCGCGCCGACGGACGTAAGCAGCTGCTCGGTGAGCTGCGAGAAGTCCACGTCGTCTCGGCCCAGACCGGTGAGGAAGTTCTCCCATGATGCCTTGGCCATGCCGATGGAGCCGGAGATGGTCGTCGCGGCCTCCTTGGAGGTCGTGCCGGTGATGCCCATCTCGGACTGCACGGTGTGGATGGCCTCGACCACGTCGGCGTAGCTGTCGATGGTGAGGTCGGCGGTCTTGCCCTGCGCCGCGCGCAGCTTGTTGGCGTCCGCGATGAGTCGCTCCATCTCGGACTTCGTACCACCGTATCCCAGCTTCAGGTTGTCGAGCATCGTGTAGTTCTGCTTCGCGAAGCCCTGGTAGGCGTTCTGCACGTCCGACATGTTGGAGCCCATCTTGTTGACGTTGTCCGCCATGTCACCCATAGCCGTGTTGGCGGACTCGGCGGCCTTCGCCACGTCGCCGCCGCACGAGCTCACGAGCGAGGCGGCGAAGCTCGTCGCCTGCTCCATGTACTGGTTGGCGCTCATGCCGCACGTCTTGTACGCGTCCGCGGCGTATCCCTGCAGTTTGCCGGACGCGGAGCCGAAGAGCGTATCGACGCCGCCGACCAGCTGCTCGTAGTCGGCGTATGCGGATACCGCAGCGCCGCCGATTGCGGTCACCGCCGTGGTGAGCGCGCCCATGCCAGCCGCGGCGACGGTGCCCACGCCCCTTGCGACGGTGCCGAGCCCGCTCAGCAGCCCGCCCGAGCGCTTGACCCCGCCGTCCACGCCGGAGGTCATCGAGTCGCCGAATGACTTTCCGGCCTTGGAGCCCGTGGCGCCGAACTCCGAGCAGATCTTGCCCGCGAAGCCGTCCATGGACGGCATGAGCGTGATGCATGCCGAGCCTACGCTGGTAGCGCCCTTAGCCATCCCGTCCTCCTAATCCTAGAATCTCGTCGATTTCCGCCCTGTTCGCGAGGGCGTTGCGCTGGTGCCTCTTGAGATCCGCGAGCTGCCCGGGCGTCTTGAGCGGCTGCGGCTCCTGCGGCGGCCGGTGCTTCTTGTCGCTCAGCCCCCAAGCGAGGCTCCTGAGCTGGTGCTCGATGCGCCAGAGCATGTACGTCTCCTTGCTCCATTTGAGCTCCGGGTACATGCGGCGCGCGCACCTCGACCCCTCGGGAAGCTGCTCCCACAGGAGGGCGGCGCGCCGGAGGTCGCCCGGTCCGCCCTCGAGCGGGAGGTCGATGCCGTAGTACTGGCGGAAATCCGCTACGACTTCTGCGCGGTGTCCTTCGAGCTCGAGGACGAATCCTGGGAGTTTTTTGCCTTCGCCGCCTCGAATGCGGCCTGCATGAGCACGCCCGTGGACTCGACGGAGCCGCCGAGGCGCTCCATGTACTCCTCGTCGCGGCCGGCGAAGACGCGCTCGAAGGCCTCGAACATCCCGCCCGGCTCGGTCTCGCTCTTGGCGAACTGCTTGTTCGTCTTGTAGCTGAGCAGCTCGTCGAGGTCGGCGGTGAACTCGCCGTCGATGCCGGGGATGGTGAATGTGAGCTCGGTCATTACTTGCCCTCCGCGGTCTCGGCGGCCTTGACGGCAGCGGTCTCGGTGGACTGGATGTAGTCGTAGCAGGTGTTGCCGTCATCGTCGGTGAGGTACTTGACCGTGAGGGCGCGCGCGGCGAGCTCGCCGACGGCGAGGGTGAGGTCGTCCAGCTCGGAGGACTGGGCGAGCGGCACGACCTTGCGCCAGCGGCGGCCGTCCTTGAGCACGAGCTCGAGCACGGCGGGCCACGTCTCAGTGGAGTCGCCGTTGTGCTTGACCGTGATCATGCCGGCCTCGTCCTTGACGTTGCCGGAGCCGTACATGACCTTGAGGGTCGCGGCCTTGATCTCGGCGAGCGTGAGCTGCGCGCTCTCGACGCGGGAGGTCTGCGGCGACGCCATGAGGTCGCCGTTCATGTCCTTGATGTCCTCGGAGTCGGAGTCGAGCGTCTCGACGTAGCCGTCCTCGCTGATGTAGCCGAGGCACTTCCACGCCTCGGGCAGCGCGGTCGTGTAGTCGGTCGGCAGCGTCGTTCCGACGGGGGCGGTGAAGATGTAGCCGCCCTTGACTCCCTTGGCGCTGGAGACGTTGGCGACGTTGTTTTTGTTGCTTTCTGCCATGATTGCTCCTTATTCGCAGATGGTCAGGTTGATGTTCGTCTGGTATCTGGGAGTCCCCGTGTCGGGGTCGTCCCATCGGTAGGTGCCGTCGGGCACGGCGGAGAACACGTTCGGCTCGTCCTCGATGGCGGAGCACGCCCGCTCGACGGCCTCGGCGATCTCGCGTGCGCGCCTGCGGGTCTTCGCCCACGACGTGGCGAGCACGCGCGGCGACTGGATGAACCGTGTCGCGCTCGTGGCGGCGAGGGTGACCTGGACGAACTCATCGGGTCTCTCGCGCGGAACGTCCGGCACGCACTTGATGCCGGTAGCGTGCATGAGGCGCTCGGCCACCACTCTCTCGACGTCCATCAGTCACCCCCGAAGATGAATTGCAGGCGGTTGTGTTTGTGCTCGCTTGCGCGCGCGTGCTTGCTCGCCGCGTATATGAGTCGGCCCTTCGTGAGCTTTCCGCCGATGGTCTTGACCCCGTAGCCGTCCGCACCGAACTTCTGCGGCAGCGATGCGTTGGCGGACGCGACCGCGGCGTCGGCCTTCTGGTCGAGGATGCCCTGCACCCCGCCGCCGTTCATGACCTCGGCGTATCCGCCGCGGTTCCACTTGAAGTTCTTGAACTTGACCTCGCACTTCGCCTTAGCCATCGGTTCGGGTCACCTCGCAGGTGAGGTCCCATGGGCCGGGCGTGTTGGCCGCGGTGTATCGCTTGGGGTCGCCGACCACCTTGTAGTCGGTGCCGCGCACCGTGACCGTCGCGTCCTTCAGGGACACGTCCGCGCCCTTCGGGAAGCAGAGCGTGTAGGCGACCGTCACGCCGTTCGGGCGCGTCGAGTCGAGGTCGGCGGTCGCGCCGGGACAGGCCACGACGTTTTCGACCGTCGTCTCGGTCACCGTCTCGCCGGTAGGCTCACCCAGCTCGTCGAATGACTGGGCCGCATTGCGCACGGTCACGGTCTCGCCGGAGATGAGGCACGTCATTCGGTCACCCCTCCCCTCTCCAGAGGCGTGAGCGCCCCGAGCGCCTGACCGGTGAGGCCGAGGCGCCTGAGGTCGCTCTTCCCGAGATACATCTCGCCGAGCGCCGAGCCGTAGGTCACCGATGCCGTGTATCCGCCCGCCCCCTGGCTGTACTGGGTGGCCCCCGCCATAGCGGCGGGGGCGGAGAGCACGCGATTGACGAGCAGGCAGCACACGGCGGGGGCGGCGCGGTCGAATGCCGGGCACGCCCCCTCGGTGTACTCGCCGATTCGGTCCTCGAACGCCGCGAGCATCAGGTCGGATGCGTCCTGCAGCAGCACCCCGGTGCGGGCCTCGTCCGCGGGCTCGCCGTAGCGGGCCTTGTAGTCGTCCACGCTGGCGAGCGCGGCCATGGCTACTCGGCCTCCATGATCCCGGCGTCGACGAGGGCCTGGACGACCTTCGCGACGGTCGGGCTGGCGCCTGGGTTGGCGACCTTCTTGGGTACGACGAGCGGCTTGCCCTCGGGCGAGACGAGCGCCACGTGCTGCGGGAGGATGCTGGACGCCTTGCCCGCGTCCTCCACGATGAACTTCTGGACTAGCTGAGCCATCTCGGTACCCCCTAGGCGCTCTTGAGGACGGCGAAGGCCTTGGGGTCGAGTACCGCGTAGGCCAGCACGGCCTCGGTGCGGTAGGCGATCTGGTTGTAGCCCTTCAGGTCCTGGCCGGTGTTGTCGGGGTCGCCGTACTCGATGACCTCGGCGGTGATGTCGCGGACCATGCCCCACTTGATGGCGGAGAAGTCGCCCATGATGGCGGAGACCTTGGTCGGGGTCTTTGCGAGGCGGCCGTTCACGGTGCCGGACACGGAGGCGGGGATGCCGTCGAGGTTGCCCACGTTGAGGGACAGCGGCACCTCGGGATACAGGCGCTGCCCGGTGGCCGGGACGCGCAGCTTGCGCAGCTCGGAGGCGAACTGGCGGCTCATGGCGATGCCGTTGATGCCGTAGTCGAGCAGGGCGTCGGAGAGGGAGTCGATGTCGTCGACCGGGGAGTCGGTCTTGGTGACGGTGTTGACGTGCTCCTCTGCGGTCAGGGCGGTGTAGCCCGTGAGGCCGAGGCCGGTCTTGGGGTTGATGGCGTGGTAGACGATGTAGTCGAGCGCGCGGCCCGCGGCGGCGGTCTGGTCGGCGATGATGTTGGAGATGATCTCCAGCTGGTTGTCCTCGTCGGCCCACTTCAGCTCGTCGGAGACGCGCGTGGTCGTGACGATCTTGGCGCGCTTGGCGACGATGGGTGTAGTGGAGATCTCGGAGCCGGACTTCTTGCCGCCCTCCGCGACGACCTCGGCCTCGGCGGTCGGGTTGAACACGAGATAGGTCGTGTCGGCGAACTTCTGCGGCGTGTTGGGGCTCAGCGTGGCGATGGTGGAGGTGTCCTTCACCTTGCCGATGATGGTGGAGACCACGCTGGACGGCAGCGTGATTTTCTTGGTGTCGTTTGCAGCCATTTCTGTGCCTTTCTTCGGGTTTTGCTTACTTCAGGAGGCGCTTGGCGAAGTCTCGCAGCGCCTCGTCCCCGCCCTTGCCGCCCTTGTCGAAGCTGCCGGGCTTCTCCACTCGCGGCGCGGGCTTTGTCTTGAAGGCGGCGAGCATCTTGTCGCACCATGCGGCCATGCTCTCCTCGTCCTCGCCGACGATGAGCTCGGCGGGGACTCCCTTCTCCTGCGCGACCTTGGCGGCGGTCTTGGCTCGCGCCTCGGCCTTCTCCTTGGCGTCGAGTCGCTTCTCGAGCTCCGCGATCTTCTCGTCGGCGGTCTTCTTCGCCTGGTTGGCCTCGTCGAGTGCGCTTGCCGCGCCCTTGTTGGCCTTGGCCTGCTTCTCCCACTTGCGGGAGTGCGCCTTCTCGGCCTCGTAGAGCGCCTTGTAGTCGGGCTCCTCGCCCCCGGTCGGCTCCGTACCGCCCGTGGGCTCCGTGTTGGTCTCTGCTGCCATGTCGCGTCCTTTCCCGGACCGTGCGGCCCGTCGGGCCAGCCGTGCGGCCGAGCCCCTTAGATGTGCATTTCGGGCCGTGCGGCCCTGTCGCGCGGCAGTGTCCTACGGGCGTGAGATTTGGCCTGTTTGGCGTTTTTCGGCATGAAAAAAGCCGCCCGTGGGCGGCCATGCGGTATGATGGGGTTAGGCGGAAGCTGTTTGACTCACCTATTGAGACATGCAGCTCCCGCCTATTTTTTTATCGTTTGGAGCGACCCGTCGTGCCCCAGCATCCGCACTTCGGCAATTCCGTACCTCTTCATGTACTTGCGTATCCACGCTTCGGCTTGGCTGTCGGTGACCGACTTGTTCTCGCTGACGTCGAAGACGGCGAACCGCACTCCGCTCTTGTTGGCCACGGACTTCATGTGCGACTTGAACGTGTTCTCCGATTTCGACGTGTATACGGTCTTGATTTCGATGCCTGTGGACAGGTCGGCGCGGCTTACGGTCGTTTTTCCCTGCGCGTTCTCGCTCTTCAGGTGCACCTCGTCTTCCCAGAACTCAGTCTTGTAGCCCAGTGCCGCCAGCTTCTCTGCGGTTCTCCTCTCTCCGGGGTCTACCCTCCACCTCTTTACCTTGTCGCGCCTCACCGCATCGTCCGTGAACGTTATGCCCTTATGCTCGCCGCCCGCGTACCAAGACGGGTCGCGTAGCTCTATCTCGGATGCGACGCGGTTGTTGAGGTAGGCGGTGTACGCCTTCCCCTCCTTGTTGCCGTGGCGCCTCACGAGCGCTTCGCGTTCGCCCTCCGGCATTGCGTACCAGTCGGAGGCGATGCCGTCGCGGCCTCCGAGCGCGGCCAGGCAGTCGTTATACCTCTCGTACATCCCGTCAGGGTCGTATCCCTTGACTGTAGTCACCCCGTCGAAGCCGGGAACGATTCGGCAGTCGCAGTGCGCGTGCGAGTGCTCGGCCGCCTCCTCGGTCTTGGCGTAGAAGCCGAACGACGCGAGCATGAGGCAGAACCCGCACGTCTCGCCACGGGGAACGCGGGCGTACCACGGCTTTGCCGGGTCTTTGCGCGCGTTGTGGGCGACGCACCTGTTGGCGGCGCGCCTGATCTCCTCGTCGACCCTCGTGACGCACCGCGAGACAAAGACCTCGGGGGCGCCCTCGACGACCTTGCCGATGAAATACCTAACCGCGCCGAGCGTGTCGTCCGGGTCTCGCATGGACTCGGCGACCGCCCGATACTTCCCGGGAAAGCCCTGCGACGCCCTGACCGCGTCGTAGTATTCGGCGGCCCTGGCGGCGGCGCACGTGTCGGCGTAGTACCCGAGCACCGCCTCGATCGTCTCGTAGGCCCTCTCGCGGAGAGCGGAGACATCGCCGCCACCGCTGTGCTCCCAGCTCGACAGCAGGGACTCGAGTGCCGGCCTCACCTTCGCCTGGGCGTCTGCCGACAGCGCGTTCACCTCATCGGTCAGCTCGTCCAGCAGGCTAGTCGGCACCGCCGCCATTCTCGCCCCCCTTCGGCTCGAACAGCGATGCGATAGCCGCGCCCGCCTGCGCCTTCTTGGCATCCGACTCGATGCGCTGGATCTGCTCGTCCGTGTAGTCGAGCATCTCGTAGGCGACCGTGGAGTTGGCGAGCTTCGGGAGCGCCTGCACCTGCTTGAGCAGCGCGTCGGACAGGCTCACCGTGGACGGGTACGCCGGGCTGAGGAATCGCGGGTTGATCTCATGCCCCGCGTCGCGCTCGGTGGCGAAATCGGTGCCGTTCGCCACGGCGAGCGCCATGTAGGCCACGTTGCGCAGCGCCGTGCCGTTATCGCGATTGAGGTTCTTTGCGTCGATGACCAGCGGCTCCAAGGACGCGGCGATGGCGTCCGAGGAGGACGGGTTGTCGTTGGACACGCCGAAGAAGCTCACAGGCACGTTGGTCACGGCCGACATCTGGCAGGCGAGCTGGCGCAGGTACTCCGTGAGCGGGGCCATCTGAAGCTGCGCGGACTGCCAAACCGTGGGCTTGTCGCCGTCGGGGTCTTTGGTTATCTCGTTGACCGCGCCCATGCTAGCGTCGTACTTGTTGCCGTCGTTGAGTATCTTCTTGTATGTGCCCAGCAGCCACGTCTGCGGCAGGGTCGCGGCCTCGGCGGCAACCTCCATGCGGGCGCGCTGTCGGATGGCGTCGTCGGTGATGCTCATCACGGAGCGGCTGATGCGCGATGTGCCGAAGGGGCGCTCGAGCGTCGCACCGTGCGCCATCGGCTCCATCAGGCAGCGCCCCATCGAGTGCTCGCGGTACTCGGCGACCCATGAGCCGCCGTCGCGCGTGAGCACCACGAGGCTGTCGGCCGTGAGCAGGTGCACCACGGTCGGCACGCGCTCGGTGTCGCCGGGCATCTTCTTGGACTCAGCCACTACGAGCCCCGCCCTGATGGCCTTGCGCGCGTCGTCCCACAGGGCCGCCGCCGCGGTGGCTGGGTACGCCGAGATGACCGGGTAGCCGCCGCCGTCCGTCACGGTCCAGAAGCCGCAGCAGTGCTTCAGCTCCCCTATGAGGTTCTTGCGGTAGAGGCGCTCCAGCTGGTTCGACTCGCAGATGGCGCGGAGGGACTTGCCCGCCTGCTCGTCCGCGCACGTGTAACCGTTGAAGATTGAGCGGTCCGCCAGGGCGTGCACGGCCTTGCGGGGCCAGTCCACGCGCGGGTTGATCTTCTTGGCGAGGCTCGCCGGCATGGCGATGCCGAGGTCCTTCACCGACACGTGCCCGAGGTAGTAGTCCTCGCGCTCGAGGTTGCTGGCGCGGTGCTCGCGCCAGACGGTCATGAGCTCGCGGACGAGCGCCGCGTCGCCCGGCTCCAAGCCTGCGGCGGATGCTACCTGCCCCGCCAGTTCCATGTTCACTGCTGCCATCAGAAGCTGGCCTCCTGTTCCCTTCGCGGGTCTCGTTTCGTGGTTCTCGCCGCCCAGAGGGCGAGCGATGCGGACTCGATGGGTGCGGCGATGGAGTCGGGGCCGTCCTCGAAGCCCCAGCCGTCCCTGCCGATGTCGCGCTTGAGCGACTTGCGCGCCGAGTCGTCGAGCGCCGGCGACTCGATGTGCGAGAGCGTGCCCGAGTCGACCTCGTCCTTGAGCATCGACGCCGCAGCCTGCACGATTGCCGGGGTTCCCATCTCGAGTGCGCACTTGCTGAAGCCGCCGTCGAGCATCCGCCGCTTGAGCGCGTCCGCTCCGGACTTGCCGTCGATGCAGACGCACGCGATCTCGTCTCGGTTGCGCAGGAGCATGTCCGAGATCGCGACCGTTCCGCCTGAAGCGCCCATCACGTCATACAGCTCGACGTAGGACGGTCCGTCCCTGTCGGCGAGCGCCCAGGACACCGCGGCGCGGGAGCCGTCCACGGAGAACTTCACGCCGAAGGCGAGCTTTCCGCCGGTGGGCGCTGAGTCGCGCCGGCACCCGTCCCACTTCTTGGAGGACAGGGCGTAGAGGAGCGAGCCTCCCGTCTTCGCCCACCATCCGAGACGCTCGCGCGCGAACACGTCCGGCTGCATCTGCTCGGACTCGCCCTTGACCGCCTCGTAGTTGAGCACGGTACCCATGGACGGGTTGAACTCGTACCATCTCGACTCGTCGTTGACGTCGCCTATCTCGTCCGCGCCCCACTCGATCCACGCCATCTCGGACTCGCCGCCGTGCACGTCGTCGTGGAGGTCGCGGAACACCGTGCCGACGTTGTCGGGGCCTGGCGGCGTTCCGAGATAGATGGTCTGCGGGTTGTGCATCGCGCTCGCCGAGATTGCAGGCAGGGACGCCGCCTGCTGCGTGTCCGTGAGCTCCTGCGCCTCGTCGTAGATGAGCACGTCGTAGGTCTTGCCTCGCGCCAGCGAGTTGGTGCGGGTGGTGAAGCGGATGAGTCCGCCGTTCTTGAGGCTGATGGCCTGCTGCCCGTTCGTCTTGCGCACGGCGAGCAGGAGGTCGTGCAGCTCGGTCTCGTCCTCGTCCTCGAATGGCTGGGACAGCTCCTTGAACATCTGGTCGGAGGTGTCGCCGTGCTGGCAGGTGTACAGGATCTTCTCGCCGTTGAGCGCGCCGTAGAAGCAGCGGGCTCGAACCACCCAGCTCTTTCCGTTCTGGCGCGGGATGGAGATGCCCAGCGTGCGCAGCAGGTACCTGTCGCGCGCGTCGCGGGCGAGCATCGCGTCGAGCAGGTGCGGCTGCCACGGCAGCGGGTCGCCGAAGTAGGCGGTCGCGAGCTCGCACGCCATCTCGCCGTCGCCGCTGAGGTCCTCCGGGACGTTCGCCTCGTATGTCGGCGTCTGCCTGGGCTCCATCAGGCGCCCGCCGCCTTGGCCTTGCGCTCGCGGTCGGCGAACATCAGGCTCAACACCCTAGCGCCGTCGCTCTGCGGACGCGCCTGCTGCACCTGGATGGGCGCTGCCTTGCGCGACAGCCCGAGCAGCTCGTTGAGCGCGCGTATCTCGGCGGTCGCCTGCTTGAGCACTGACACGGCGGGGTGCGGGCGCTCCATGATGGCGTGCCGCCCGTTCTTCGCCTTGATGGGCTTGTAGCCGACGGGGTCGAGCACCTTCACGGTCTTGCCCCTGCTCATGGCATCCTCCGCGGCCTTCGCCACGGCGTGCCAGTAGCACAGCAGCGCGAGGTTCGGCGCGTCCTCGTCGGAGAAGCGCCCCGATGCGGTGACGCTCACCCAGATCTGCGATTGATAGTCATCGGATGCGACCGATTCCGGCATCTCCGGCATCACGGACTCCTTTCTCGTGCCCGCATTGTGCGATGCGGGTGAGATTCGCGGCCTACCCCCGCCCTGGGGTCATGTGGCGGGGGGAAATCGGCACTGGCAGCGATGGGTGTCCGTGCACCCCCGGGGAGGGGCGATGCCCCCGCCATCGGCGGCTCAGCGCCCCAAAAAGCAGTGAGGCGCAGCCGAGCAAACGACAGCGCCTCCAGTTAGGTTTTTCAGCCTCGCCTATTCAGTTATCTCAAGCCTTCAGAACAGCCTCGTGCGCCTTATCTCGACGGGCCTCGCGTCGCCCGGCATGTGCTTGCCCTTCCTCTGGTTGCAGATGCGGTGCGCCGCGTCGAGGTTCGCGTAGTCCAGCACAGCGCCGCCCCTCGCCCTCGGCACCACGTGGTCGGCCTCGAAGCTCCACGGCGTGCCGGGCGGCAGACTGTAGTCTATGGGCTGGCCGCATATGTGGCACGGCCTGCCCTCGGCGCGGAGCCTCGCCTTGAGCTTGCGCTCGGCGTTGCCGTTGGAGCTCCACGTCATGCCAGGCGCTTCCTCGCGATATAACGCTTCTTCACCGACAGGGTCGGGGTCTCGTCGGTGGCGCCTATCTCGATGGTGAGCGTGATGGGCGGCAGCACGAACCTCTCGTCGATGTCTCCCGCCACGTCGTCCGCCATTGACTCCAGCAGGGCCGCGGCGTCGCGGAGCTGCTGCGCCACCCTCTCGCCGGCGCTCATGCGACCAGCCCCGCGAGCACCTGCCAGCACCACACGACGGCGGCGGCGCACAGCAGCACGAGTGCCGTCACGATGAGGCACCCGATGAGCTTGCCGGCCAGCCTTACGATCCCGTCCATTCAATCCTCCAATCTCACCCGCACGCCATGCGCACGAGAACGGTCAGAACCACGGCGAGCGCCCATGCGGACCTCGCCGCCCACGCCAGCAGCGCGGTGAGCGCCGCCAGCGGCATCAGCCACAGAACATGTCGCACGCTTCCTCCTGCATGTCCCTCATGTGGTCCGCTATCCACGGGAGCGCCCAGTAGGCGACGTCGCCCGGCTCCGCGTCCGCCCCGTCGAACTTCTCCCGGAAGGCGTCGTCGAACTCTATCTCGCAGATGCCGTAGTCGCAGCAGCACTCGTACATCTTGGTGCACTCGGCGCACGTGGGCTTGCCCTCGCCGAAGTGCCTGTCGATTGCCGCGTC